CCTTTGTATTCTTTAACTCTAAGATAAAAGTTTTACCAGCAACTATAACTACTAGATCACCCTCATCCTTTTGTCCTGATAAGCGTAAGCGCTCAGCATTAACACCCTTAGATCTAAACCATTTCATAACATCTAGTTCAAAGGATGCACCCTTGCGTTTATTCTTTGCGCTCATCTACCTTAACCTTGTTTACTTTGTATGTTTGCTGACCATCTTCTTCATATACTTCAATAATTCCCGCCTGAATAAGTATAGAACTAAAAGCAGCAAAATCATTTTCCAACTTAGTAATCTTTTTTTTGACATACTGTATCTCCGTATTAGCCATTAGCCTACCTTGTCTCTCATACTTTCAAACCTTGCATCTCTACCAAGCATACGACCAAACTCATCAGCATCGCTGATCTGACAGGAACCATAACTAGCAAACAAAGATACATAATCTTTACCATCTGCACTGTGCTTACCAAAGCGATTCTTAACTGCAGCAACTCTAAGTAACTGTCCTATAGGTTCATAGCCCAGTGTTAATATCATTGCAGGTAGTTGAGATACCTTACCGTGAATAGATCTACGAGCAGGTGGTTCAGTAGTAGAACCATACTCAGACTGTTCGCTGACGTGATGAAGAACCATTACACAAGCCTCAGTCTGTCTAGCCATATCGTGTAGTTCAACCATAATAGCTCGCAGTCCTGCCCACTCATTATCTGATTCAGCTACCACATTCATAAGGTTATCTATAATAATTAACTCTGGTGGAATACCATAAAGTTCTATATAAGCCTTGATCTCTAACTCAATATCATCTAGTGATGGTGATGAGTCAAAGACCCACTGTATATTTTTTACTTTATCAAACTTATCATCATAGTACTTACTATTCTTAGTTAAGTTTTCTTCTACCAGAGTTTGATTATGACCTGAGATATGCGCTGCAGTTCTCATCATTACTGTAGCCACATCAGTATCTGCAGAAAAGAAAAGCGTAGGTACATCAGCCTTGATCGCATAGATCAAAGCAAACATAGACTTACCAGCGTTTGGAGCAGCAGCAATCATACAGACTTGACCTCTTCTAAACCTTATCTGTTTGGACTTTAAATCATTCCAGACGATAGGCAAAGGGGTAGCCTTTGTTGTCGTACTCTTCCAAGCTCTATTTAAGTTAAGCAATTTCTTCTTCTCTTAGGATAATGTTTCTTTGTTTACGGATTACTCTACGATCTGTCTCAGACAAACCGCCCCATACTCCGTATCTTTCTTTTTGTATGCCCCACTCTGCACATTCTTGCTGGTGGGGACATAACTTGCAGACATTTCTAATCTGTCTTATTGTGGATAAGTCTTCTCCTCTTTCAGGAAAGAACATATCCATTGATATCTCTGCACAAGAGGGGTTCTCAAACTCACGAGGCCCCCGCATTTGCTATCTAATCCAGACTGTATCGCACTTATCTGTTGCACCTTTAGGTGCAGCGCACATCCAACCTTTCCAAGGACCCTTAGTACCTTGTCCAGATCTAAAGCTCATAGACCCGTGCTTACAATCAGGTGCATCACCTGATGGTGCTGACACTGTTGTAGCACCTAATGCTTTCTTAGCATAAGCAATTGCTCCACCAGTTGGTTGAGCAGTAGCACCAAGTGTGGTACCAGTTGAAGTAATGAGTGTTGATAGATCAGCAATAGATGTTAGAGATGCCTCTAACTCTGTCTGACTTGTTGCATATAGATTAACTAATGTTCCATCAGCTAACTTGTAGTTGATCTGAAACTTAGTTGACTCAGGTGCAGCCATTTATTTTCCTCCAGTTTTTATATTTAATCTAGCGAAAGGTTGTCCCTCCACCTTTGGTACAAAGCCTAGTAGTTTTTCTACTTCGGCTGTGTTAACTGTAGACCTACCATTAACAGTTGTCCAGGTAATCTGTACACCACTAGCAGTCTCTCCAGTTATACCGTCAAACGCAGTTCGTAATGACTCTCGTTTTTCGGTCAACTCTTTTATCTGTTGATCAAGTTGCAAGTACATCAAGGCTGAATGATCAACGCTACTGTCTTCTATAACAGGCAGCTCATCCTTGATACGTTCTTTTTTTAAGCCAGAACATCCGATCTCTCCTGTTGCATCAAAGTACTTGCAATAAGATTTGCAATAGTTTTGATCTCTCTCAGGATCTGGTGCTACCTCTGACTCTTTAACTGCGCTCAACCAGTTAAGAGCTTCTTCAGCAATCGTAGGATCATATGCTTCAGAGTGGACAACTACATCTCTCTCATCGCCATCTCTGGCTATGGCTACCAGATTGACAGTTCTAGGCTTCCCCTTCCCAGACTTGTCTAACAGATAGCCATAGACCTGAACCTGCCAACGTTGTTGATTAGTTGGAAAGTAAGAAAGGTTTTGTTTCTTAACAGTCTTCCAATCAATAACATCGCCAGTCTCTGGAATGAATAGATCTATATGCGCTTTCATCCCAGAATACTCAACTGCAGTTTCAACCCAGTACTTCTCACCCTTTGGATCTATACTGCGTATTGCTTCTTCAATAGTAGCGTGGATAGCAGTACCCATAATCGCTGCTAACTTTAATTCATTCTCATTAGTTTCAGGTTGATCGTTAAGACGATACCAAACTTTTCTACGGCAACCACCTAACTCTGATGGACCTACCTGTGTCTGTTTAGATCTAGCCCTACCAGCATCTTTAGCTCGTAGAACATCAATCAATAACTGCTTTGGATCGCTCACTATAATCCCCACTTAATAAAACATTCTAGAATAAATCTGTACATCTCTAAGTCTAATAGATAAAACTGTAATTGCCAATATATTTCTGTCATCATCTTCCTTACTTTGTGAACTGAGTCTTGATGGTTGGTACTCCACCACACCATACGTTGTACTGTATGGCAATATTGATTGCTTTCTTTGCAGCACTCGCTGCTTTAGCGTGGGTTCTAATCTCACTCTCCATTGCAGCTAATGCACCAAGAGCAATTGACCCACCTGATCCTATGCCGTATAAGTTTCTATCATCTCTCATATACCCATAGTCATCACTGATCTGATATATCTTTCCATTAAAACAAATCAGAGCATCCCACCCAGAGTCATCATCATTTTTATTCTTAGGCGCAGGGTCATACCCTGCATCAGTTAATGTTTGTTTGATAGATGGTAGAACTCTAATCATTAAGAAGCGATCAGGTTCTTGAGTTTTAACTACCTTTGGTGGTTGCCATAAGTTATTTAAAATATCTCCAGCAGTAGCATCACCTGCTACAGCTATTAGATATTCATTAACCTTAACTATCTTGTCATAACCTTTAGCAATATAAGGTTTGTCAGTATAGGTAGTCATAGTATCTGAGGCTAATACTGCCCAGCCTTTGCCTTGAATACCAATTATCGCGGTCAATTCAACTCCTATCTCTTAAGGTAAATAATACCACTACTACAACAAAAGTGTGGGATGACATTAAGACACGCCGAGGGCCGTAATAACATCAATAGTGGGTTCGGAATGTGTACAATATGAGCCGAAGGCGAATAATACGGGCGGCGCATTGAAGCGCCGCGATGGTTACGGTCTCTATGTTCCGTCTACCAAGGCTGCGAAAAAACAGGGAGAAACTCCCACCAAAATTTGGTTCTGATCTAAGAGATCTCGGTCCTCTTCACGCCTGTCCTTGTGGCTCTATGACCTTTACAATTATGGCATCCTTCTATGATTACCAACTATCCTGGTATCACCTAGACGGTGAATGTTCTAACTGTGGAAATCTTGTCATTGTGCCCACACCAATAGATAAACCAGATTACATTCAAGAGTAATGCTAGAGCCACATAGACTGACCAATGTAAACGAAACCGATAGAACTGGCAATTGTTCTGTTTGTGGCTTTGTTAGAATTAAATTAAGGGATTCTAGGCGTAAAAACCTAACAGATAAATTTAGATGTAATACCGTATATAAATTAAAACGTAATAGAGCAAGATATCCACATAGATTACATAAGAAAGATTGTTGTGAGCTATGTGGTTTTAAGGCAGAACATAGCGTTCAGTTAGATGTAGACCACATTGACGGTGACAATAAGAACAACGACCCTATTAACCTTCAAACCCTATGTGCTAACTGCCATAGATTAAAGACCCTTTTAAATAAAGATGGGGCATATAAGCAGTCTTTGTAATTTACCCATAGATTATCCCTACCCGCGCCTGAAACAGGCGCAACTCGCCATCCTGTGCAGCTAAAAAGGGCATAAAAAAAGAACCCCCTCCGAAGAGGGGGCCTTGTATTGCCTCGCGGTATTAAAACTACTTAGTCAGACCGTATTCTTTTTCAGTCTTATCTGCCCACTTAGCAAGTGGACCTGCGATAGATCCGATCAAGATTGCGTACTCTGGTGCTAGGTCAGCCGCTAGTGCTAATCCCATTGTTACTGCTGAAGCAAGTACAGCTCGTAGGTAAGACTTAAATGCAGCCTTAGCCTTCTTGCTCTTTAACTTCTTTAGTAGATCCTTCATTATTTCTCCTGTTTCTTTTTAGATAATGGCTTAGGAAGTGTAAACTTCTTAGGCACCTCACCCATCCAACCGAACCAGTTGGAATCATCTTTAGCATACTGATCCTTTATGGATATATGCAAGTGTTTATTATGGGGATTCTTTCCGCTATAACTTCTTTCACCATCTACTTGATTCCAGATCTTGCCTTTAAATATTAGATACTTAACTCTACGATCTGTCTGTAATTTCTTATAGATATCTTTGCAATCTACTCCATTATCTGGATCGTGGGTTAGATCTACAGCTAGTCCTGTATTGTGGTCTGAGTTAGGACTTTGTTTAATGTGAGCCGATGAAGGCAAGAGTCCGTCTGAGGCTTTCTTGCGCTTGGGCCACAATGCTGTCGCTTGTCGTAGTACTGCTATTGCAGCAGGTGTCGCTCTCTTTACAACAAGTTTCATTCTTTATTTCCTTTTCCATATTATGCTACGCCTTTTTCTAGTAGTGCCAAATGTAATGCGTTAATCTTATCTGGTCTAAATCCTGACCAGTGGAACTTATCATAAACAACTACGGGTGCCTGCTTATATCCTAATGCTTCTACAGTTTCTTTAGCAGTTTGGTCTTGGCTTATATCTA